CTTGAAGAAACCGAAGACGAAACTATTGAGGATGACGAGTCTGAAGAATCCCTTGAGGAAGAAGCTGAAGATGACTCGGAAGAAACTACTCTCTATACTGTAACGGTAGACGGAGAGGAATATGAAGTTTCAGAAGAAGAACTCGTCAAAGGCTACTCCCGACAAGCGGATTACACAAGGAAAACTCAACAACTTGCAGAATATCGAAAGCAAATTGACCAGACAGTAGAGCAGTACAAAGGTGAAATTGCCCAGACTCAGCAAGCCAGAGAGCAGTACGTTAGCGCAGTCGCACAAGCAATTGAAAGTAACCATTCCTATCTTGAACAATACAAAAACGTTGACTGGGAAAGACTGAAAAATGAGGATAGAGAAGAATATCTAATCAAAAGCCATGAGTATCGTCAGGCTCAAGATCAGGTTCAAGCTCTAAAAAATGCTCATGAACATGCCCAAGCAGAGGCCATGCAATCATTTCAGGAACAACAGCAACGTAACGCTGTCGAAGAACACCAAAAGATGGCTAAGATTATCCCGCAATGGGCAGAAGATGATAAACGGCAGGCTATACAAAAGGCCGTTGTCGAATTTGCTTTGAGCAAGGGATTTACCCAGAATGAGTTAAATCAACTTGTCGATCATAGATATATACTTACTTTAATGCAGGCTAAAGCATATGAAGATATGCAGAAGAAACAAACTACTGTCAGGTCTAAGAAGGTAAAGAATAAACCTAAAGTAGTTCGTGGAAAAGCTAAAACAGAAAAGGCAAGTAGTGATAGCGTTAAACGTAAAAAACAAATGAAACGTCTACAGCAGACAGGAAAGGCCGAAGATGCCGCAAGTCTGTTTGAAGATTTCGTAGAACTATAATAATAAAGGAGGCCAATTATGGCTATCGCAACAAATACTAGGACAACCTATAGTGCCATCGGCATTAGGGAAGACCTAAGTAATATAATTTATAATATAAGCCCTATGGAAACGCCATTTCTTTCTGGCGCAGGCAAAGGGTCGATTGACAATACGTTGTTTGAGTGGCAAACGGATTCATTAGCCGCAGCCGCTGCTAACCAGCAGATAGAAGGAAATGACTCTATGGCCGCGCTGGCAGTTTCAGAGCCAACTCGTCTGACCAATTATGCTCAGATTTCGTACAAAACAGTTCAGAGTTCAGGAACGGCTGAAGCGGTAGATTTTGCTGGTAGGAAATCTACTCAGGCTTACCAACTCGCTAAACGCGCAAAAGAAATTAAGCGTGACATGGAAAAGATGCTGCTATCTAACGATGTGAAAGTTTCAGGTGACGCAACTACCGCTCGTAAGACGGCTGCTGTTATGTCTTGGCTTGGTACTGGATCGGCAGGAACATCGAACATCATTCTTGGTTCGGCTTCTCCTGTTGTTGGCGTTACTAATGCGGCTACTGGAACGTCTGTTGCATCTTTCGGTACTTCGGCTGTCCTGACTATGGCGATGATTAACCTTGCTATGGAGCGCTGTTTTACTCTTGGCGGAGAACCTTCGACAATTCTGACACCGGCTGACCTCAAAGCAAAGATTAGTGCGCTTGGTGGTTCAGTTGTTGCTGACATTCAATCGAACGCGTCAGGTGCAAAACCAGCTACCGCTATCAACGCCATTGATGTTCTGGTGACTGATTTCGGTACTCTGAAACTTGTTCCAAGCCGTCATATGATGGCAGATATGTTGTTCTTTGTTGACTATGACTTTTGGTCAGTTGACTATCTGCGTCCGTTCCAGACTGAAACTCTTGCCAAGACTGGTGACAGCATCAAGCAGTTGATGGTTGCTGAGTACGGTCTTCGTGCCAAGAATGGTCTGGCAAGTGCGGCAGTTATCGGAGTAAAAGACGCTTAATGATAAAATACAATAACACTCCTACGATTGTTGTTGAAGATAATGTGCTTTCACCCGCTTTATGTGAACACATAGTTAGTCTTGCCGAAAACAAAGGGCTTGGCGACAATCTAATAAACCGTGATGGTGATTATATCCAAGATGAGATCAGAACCAGCAAAGGTACTTTTTTCAGTTACGGTGACAATGATGTATTAGACGGTGTTATTGAAGCGTTATCCGATATGTGTGGTTTACCTCCTACCCGGTTAGAACCTTTGAATGTTCAGAGGTACGAGCCGGGTCAGGAGTATAAACCTCATTACGATGCATTTCTTTTAGATGAAATGGGAGAGATGCCAAAATCTTCCAGAACTAAAGAAGCTGGGAATCGCTGTACTACCATTGTCTGTTACCTTAATACCGTAGCAAATGGTGGTGGTACAGTCTTTCCTGTTCTTGGCTTTTCTGTCCAGGCCGTTCAGGGCCGAGTGCTTATGTTCGGAAGTCTTGACGAGAACAAATTAGTGCATCCATCCTCCTTGCATATGGGGTTGCCTCCAGAGGAAGGAGACAAATGGATCATCACTTTATTTTTTCGGGAGAAAGATTTTATGGTAACAAAGAAGGAACTTCAAAAGGAGTTAAACTCAAGCAAGTCTACCAAGACTGAAAAGAAATCTGTAGACGCTAAACTCCACGAAAAGAATATTCATAAAAGATTCAAAGAGATTTGCTCTGACAGGAGTGAGATGCCGTTATGAATTCTTCAGGATGGAACTATGATGCTCCAGACTCACGGCCTTGGAAACTGGATATTAATACTGATGGTACTGCAACTATTAATACTTACCAAGATGTACAGCCCATCATAGAAAAGAATAAGTTAGACTTAATTAACTACGGCGACAAACTTACATTTGGCAAAGCCTCTGGGAGAGATACTGGCGCAGTAACAGTCGCTTCTATTCCTATAAACATTTGGGAATTTTGGGTAAAGAAAACAAACGGTGACATTGAAAATAACCCAAAGTTACTGGCAAAATATTTAAATGATCCTGATAACAAGTTTCTCAGGACCACACCAACGAGGATTTAATCATGTGGTTATACCAACCCACGTTTTCAGGCAACGATCAAAAGCCTGTTGTCAATAGCGCCATCTGGTTTAATAGCAAGAATAGTTAATGGCTATTAACACATATTCCACCTTGCAGACTGCTGTGAGTAATTGGTTAGATAGGGATGACCTGTCTGATCGAATACCCGAATTCATAGCACTCAATGAAGCAATATTCAATAGAGTATTGCGGATAAGGGCTATGGAAACAAATGTTACTACCGCCACAGTCGGAGGCACTAAAGCATATAGTCTTCCCACTGGTTACGTTCAAATGAGAGAGATTCATTTGGCGACAAGTCCGATCACACCCTTGCAATATCTTTCTCCAGAAATGATGTATAGAGTTTGGGGAGGGAGTACGTCAGGGAAACCTAGCGCCTATACTATAATAGGAGATGATGTTTATTTCGGGCCTACACCAGACGGCGTATATAACTACACTATGACATACTATAAAACTTTTGATAGTCTTAGTGATACAACTACAACCAATTGGGTGATACTTAACGCTCCAGATGTTTACCTGTATGGAACACTATTACAGGCAGAGCCTTTTCTTATGAATGACCAACGCATCCCTATATGGGAGCGAGGGCTAAGACAGGCGCTCTCTGACCTACAAGAACAAAACGATAAAGATAGGCACTCCGGTTCAGAACTGAGAGTAATGAACACTTCTGGATATTATTGAGGAATAAGGTATGGGGCTGGAAACAGGAAATTATATAAGCGCACTTGTTCAGACGAATCCAGTTTCTTCTGATAACGTGTCAGAAGGCGATGACCATCTGCAACTTATCAAAAAAATTCTTAAACAGAATTTCCCGGTGGGTACGGATAGTGTAGGACCGGATCAAGCAGTACAGGTTCTTATAGCAAAAGACTCTCCAGGTCCAACTGTAGATACGAGTGCGACAGGACACGCTGCTAGGGCTATGGGTCTTCTGTGGCTAGATACAACTAACAATCTATTAAAGGTTAGAAACCAGGCTAACGATGCATGGATCACCCTGGCTGTTGACCCGGAAACAAGTAACAGTGTAGACATTAATGCCGGTACGATAGATGGCACTACCATCGGAGCAGCCGCAGCGTCTACCGCCGTGGTCAGCTCTCTTAATGTAAACGCAGATGGGGCTACAGTTACAGGTATTAAAGACGAAGATGATATGTCATCTGACTCTGCTGTTAAACTTGCAACCCAGCAGTCTATCAAAGCGTATGTAGATACACAGCTTACCGCTGAAGATTTGGATATCAGCACGGATACTGGTGGTCCTATTGCTATAGACCTTGACTCCGAAACTCTAGCAATCTCAGGCGGAGAAGGTATTGATACATCTTCAACAGGCAGTACGGTTACTATCGCGGCTGAAGAGGCAACCTCGGCCAATAAAGGTGTAGCATCATTCTCTACTGATAACTTCTTAGTATCCTCTGGCGCTGTAACTGTAAAAGACGCTGGTATTGCTAACGCAGAATTGGCTGACATGGCGGCGAATACCGTTAAGGTGCGTAATGCTAATTCCTCCGGTGTACCTTCCGACCTTGCTCTAGCAACTACAGAGATAATGATCGGTGATGGCACCGGCTTTACAGCAGCCGCATTGTCTGGTGACGTATCCATGACAAACGCTGGGGCGGTAACAGTGGACTCCATACAAGGAACCTCTGTGACTTCTACCGCACCTACAAATGACCAGTATATGAAGTATTCATCTGCCTCCTCTGAATGGCAGATGGTATCCATTGTTGGTGACGATAAACTCACCACCAAGGGCGATCTACTCGTATACAATACGGTAGATTCTGAAACCAGGCTACCTGTGGGAACTGATACATATGTTCTAACAGCAGACTCAACAGCAACCAATGGTGTTGATTGGGCCGCTGTAAGCGTGGCTGACGGCGCGATTACGAATGTTAAGATAAACGCATCAGCCGGTATAGATGCAAGCAAGTTAGCAGACGGTTCTGTTTCAGACACGGAATTCCAATACATTGGCACTCTGTCCTCTAATGCCCAAACACAGTTAGACGGGAAATCAGCCACCACTGGTAACGCCAGTATCGCTACGGTAGGTACGGTATCAGCCGGTTCTTGGGAGGCCACTGATGTTGCTGTGTTGCATGGCGGGACTGGAGCCTCCAGTGCCTCATCTGCGAGAACAAATCTAGGACTTGTCATTGACACGGATGTACAAGCCTATGACGCAGACACAGCCAAAACAGATGTAGACCAATCATGGGCAGGCACTCAGCGTGGTACTCCCTCCACAGTGACAGACGGCACTCTTGATTTAGATACTGCCAACAACTTTAAGTACACACCGGGCGCGGCTGACACTCTTGAATTTTCAAATGAAACCGCTGGGCAGGCGGGGTTCATCA